TGATGAAGTCCGCCACCCACTTCTCGTTAATATCCTCCAGTGTAGCCGACTGCGAGTAGTCTGCTATGTGCATACGTGCGGTGCGTATGTTCGCAAGGTGGCGTTCGCTCCAGCTTCGTCTCCCGCTCTCAGCTTCGACAAATAGGTCTATGAGTGCTACTAACTTGCGCTTGTCCTCTGGGGTTGCCTTTGCGGGGGCTTCTTTGGCCGTTCCCAGTGCTTCACCGAGGTACTCGTTATACTTTGCCTTTAGCTCATCGGGAGTTGGCAGACGCTCTTCCCTCTCGAAGTAGTTAAATGCACTCTCAATAGCTTCCTCCGTGTACTGCAGTGCGCGGTTTATCATAGCTGCTGGCGTGCGTCTATCTCCGTGCGTCGTGTTCTTCATGCACCGCTCCGACTCGGCACTCCATTTGTATGGCTCGACGCGGTAGCCTACATATACACTGGTGATATAGCCACTGCCACCTCCGTAGCGGATGCGGTAGCGGACTTGTAGAGCCTTCCAGCCTTTCTGCTTGTCGAGGAGGAAGTGGCAGGTACGTCGTATGGGTAGCATGTTGTGTCGTATCTTATTGTAAAACCATTTCGTTGGCTTCAACGAAATGGTTTTGATGTGAGTCGTTGTGCAATCTGCAACAACTGTATTCGATATGATGGCGTTGCTGTTTTATAGGTCGGAGCTCTCTATCTCTCTTGCCTTATTAAATAGAGCGTTGTCCGCATACATAAGCATTGCATACTTAAACTTTTGACTATACTCTGATCCATCATTCTTATAGGATAGCATAATTGTAGATCGGGAGTCTACGTAGCTTCCGTCATAGGATTTTGATGGTATATCCGTGTTGTCCTCCCAGCCTCTGTATTTAAGGATCAGATTATTTTTCAGTCGATCTGCTTCGGCCTTGTCGGGTATCAATATGATCACCAAGTAAAGGATGCTGTCAACCGTTTTCATCATAATCTTATCTCGGGTCTCGCCCCAAAACCTCAAACCGCTAACAACTATCGTTTTCATCCTTGGTCCGTCAGTCACATCTGAGAAGTTTTCAATTTCTCCTCCTTGTGCTTTAACATTCTCCTTTATCTGCTCCAGCGTGGTCTCTCCAAGGGTGCACCCTACTATTGTTCGGGTGATAACGCTTTTTGGCTTAGCGTTGTTGCGCTGTGCAAAGCCTGCTATAGGTGTTAGAAGGATGAGCAGTAGTGCTGCGAATACTGAGTATAGATGCTTCATAGGTCTGTAGTTTTGCGAGTTACTTCTGGTCTTCTTCGCAGGCCTCCTTGAGAAGATCCTGCCAGTCGGGGAAGGCTGCCATAAGTTGGTAGTCGAGGCTGTCGGCCGTGCGTCGTAGTCTTGGCGCTCTTTGGAAGCAGGCTATGCTCATAGCGATAGATGAGGAGAGACCGAGCGAATACGCGATGATGTAGTCTATCTCTCTATTGATTTCGTAGGAGTTTATAAACCCGATGAATATGAGACCAACAGCAACAAACACCAAGACGAAACCCCATATAATGGCGGTATCGGCGGCTTGTCGTGTCTTGTCGTTTTGGTCGAAGCTGTCTCGGACGAATTTCTTGCGGTCTACGGATGCAAGGGTTTCTGTTCTCTTCATAGTGAGTCTATTTTAGGTGAATAATGCCATGTATTAGAACCTGCGCTTTATGAGCTCTTCCACGTAGAAGATGCCCTGCACATCATCGAGCTTCACGGAATAGTCCTTGTATTGGCTATTGAGCGAATGGCACGTGATCTCGTTGGTTGCCTTGTCGTGGTTTACAACCTCCTTTAGGACTATACCCTCAGCTTCGGTGGCCACGACGCAGTAGGTGTCTCGTCTGCGCTTTATGCCATACTGCCAGTCGCTTTTAGGAAGGACACGGCAGAGTAGCACGTCACCATCGAGAAACGCTGTACTGGTGCCGTCGTCCATACTGTCGCCAGACACTTCAAAGAGCAGGTAATCTCCTTTCAGCCTCTTGTCAATCAGCACAGGCATCGTCTGTTTGTCTTCTTCCCAGCAGGGGTCACCGAAGCCCGATAGCGCTCCTGCTTTCGCGCGGTGTGGCACAAGAGGTATCTCCACCCAATCGCGGTCGCTACTCACGAGGGGGCGTGCACTGTTCTCTGGAGAGGAATGAGCGCTGGGTGCATCGGCTTTCATCATATCCCCTTCTCCAGTATCAAGCCATACCACATTAAGCGATGGGTAGGTTTTCTGTATTTTCTCCTTTGCACCGCGCCCGATACCGCGCCCGATACCAGTGATGAACGATGGAGATAAACCAGCCTTTACAAGGAAGTCTCGTACAGATGTAGCATCCCCAGTCTGTTCTATGTACTTCTGCACACGCAACTTTATAGCATCCCTGGCTTCCATAGGAAAATTTTTTATCGCTGATATCAAGCGACTTATACCTTATAACGCAGAAATTCTGTACATAGTATTTTGTGTGTACAGAAATTCTGTATACCTTTGCAGTGTAGTTCAAGAGGAGCTACAACAAATGCTTCAAAGTTGAAGCAAAATTTGAAACAAAGATAAAGATAATCCACCACCTGCAATATGGCTGAAATAAGAGTTCCTAAGAGCCACTCTGAAAAGTTAGATGAGCGCGCTCTAAAGATACAAGCTGAGTACCAGCGACTCCTGGCACAAGGTAGGGGGGCTTGGCAGAGCAAAAAGGCTCTCGTCAAGAAGTACAAGGTGAGTATGAATACAGTCTACAACGCTCTCGAGAGAGCTGAAAAGCTGCTTAGCACCACCTCTGCCGAGGGCTAAGCCCTCCAGTGACAGCGATCTTTGACATACTTGATACAAACAATGGCGAAACGAAATAATCTGCGGGTGGAAGGCCCGCGCGTGATTAACCCATTGTAGTTAGTCTGTGGCCTATTGCGCACAGAGCGAAGCCGTGGCAGGCACGGAATACCCGAGGATCGCAATCCTCCTGACTACACATTAGTAACTACAAATAAATACGGCTATGAATAGAGTAGAGACAGCGCTTGCATATCTGGTAGCAGGCGCACTTTGTGTCTTAGGCTTCCTCGGCTTTCTGCTGATAGTCTCAGACACCGACCACCCAACGATGCCAGCAGTGAGTACCACGGAGTTCCTCATCAAGAAGTTCGCAGGCGTCCTGCTCCTCGGCATCACCTTCTATACGTGGCGAGCTATCGAGCGCTACGGAAGACAGCATTAGCTGATGTGTTCTTTTCTTCAATCCGTGGTGCGGGAGGTCAATTTAGAGGCTCTCCCGCACCCACAACGGTTTTTAGTTTCCATGTGATTTGATTTGTTTATTAGCTCGTGAGGATGAACTCGGGAGAGCAAGGCCTCACAAAAAAAGTACGCAATACGTCGGTGCGTCGGGCGCAGGCCCTCTGATACTACTTATGCCTTCATCAGCTGGGAGGCGCACCGACCAAAGTAGAACAATAGACCGCTATTTGGGCGGTCATCCCACCACGTCCGTAAGGCTGTGGTAACATACTCTTATAGTTGGCCAGCCAGCCCGTGAGGGTGTAGCTGAGTTAGTAACGAATGAATGAACGATCTAAGCGCGACAAACCCGAGAGGGCAAGGCGCGCTACAAAGTAGACAATCTCCAAAATACAACAACTCCAATGATACAGATTTCCAACACCGATGCAGTGATCATCGCAAGGACGCTACGGATGCTTGGCACTAAGGGCTACGAAAATAGCCCGAAGGACCTCAAGTGGCAGAATGCGATACGCAATGCAAAGCTCATGGCGAGGAAGCTCTCACGCCACCTCGACCGAGCCTCAATAGATACGTAGATAGATATGGACACGGCAATCATCCTCAGTCAAGGAGAGCTCAAGGCTCTCATCTCATCTGCAGTGTGCGACGCACTAAGTAAGCACGCTGAGATCGCAAAGCCCACCGAGAGATATATCGCAGGCCGTGACAAGGTGCTCAGCTTCCTCGGTATCAAGTCACGTGGCGCACTGAACTCCAGAATAGAAAAGTACCCAAGCGCCTTCCTGCAGGATGAGCGCTTTACTCTCATCCTCGACGTAGATGCGTATGCAGAGTGCCTACGCAGAGAGCAGAAGATGACAAGACAGAAGTAACCACTATATGAAGCAACGCAAGATAGACGAGCTGCGATTCAGACAGCTCAGCGATCAAGATTTAGACCAACACATCCATAATCACCAGCTGTACCTATCCTTCCTAACGGATAAGATGCGCGCTCGAAATAAGCGGGTCAGCTACTTCTCCTTGAAGGCTGGAGACACGGCCGATAAGCTACTCCTACTCAAGGAAGAGAAAGGACGTAGAGAGCAGGAAGTAAAGCAGTGAAGAGGATAGACCGACACGAGGTGATAAGAGCGATACAGCGACACCTCCAGCTACGCAAGGAAGAAAGACGGCTGCCGCTGATCGTACTTAAAGAGCAACTATCCTCGGTAGTCGGCTATGACTTCGATACTCTCCGCCCTATCCTGCTGGACCTCTATCAAAATGGTCTACTAATCTCTGGGCGCACACTCAATTCTACCTACTTCACACTCCCAGACTATGTGTAAGCACAAATACATACCTCTCGACATCTTCGCCATGCAGGACGCTAAGATAGAAGCGCTGACTGCAGAGCATGGGATGGCGGGCTGGGGCATCTACACCGCCCTCCTCCTAAAGCTCGCACAGCAAGATGAAGACGGGTACACTTATCCAAACAACGCCAAGCGTCTGGCAAACATCCTGCCAAAGCGACCAAGGGCGGAAGTCGTGCGCTCCACTATTGAGGACTTCGGTCTGTTTGAGATCGCCACCGATGAGGATGGAGTAGAGTACTTCTACTCACCACGCCTCACCAGCCACCTCTCAACTCTTGGCGGTGCAGATAAAAAGCAAGGCGAAGAGTCCACACCAAAGAAGCGCAGCTACAATGTAAGTCAAGCGGTCAAAGAAGGCTTAGATAGAGCTCGCGAGGCTAAGCGTAATCGATCAAAAGTAGAAGATGAAAGTAGCAAAGTAGAGAGCAAAGTAGAAACGAAAGTAGAGAGCAAAGTAGAAACGAAAGTAGAGACAAAAACAGGCAAAAGTAGAAAAGTAGAGAAAGCAGAAGCGAAAGTAGACGAAAGTAGAGAAGGCGCTTCTACTTTGCCCTCTACTTTCAGCTCTACTTTGGGGGGGACTATAGGGGGGGTAATAAATACCCCCCTAAAAGATAAAATAGAAGATGAAGATGAAAGTCTCCCCCAAACCCCCAGGGGGGGCTTTGAGAGCGCGCAGAAAGAAATAGATGCGATAGAGGATACTTCGCTTCGCTCTATGGTTAGCTCGCTAATGTACCCTAGCTCCGATATGCGAGATTATGGCAAGGTGTGGAAGGCGCTCTATGAGGAGGCGACTGCAGGCGAGGAGGACTTCACTAAGCCTTTGGTGCTAAGTCGGGCGATATGCAGAGATGGGCAGGAGCTCTTCTTTGCGCTGATGCCCGACCGACCAGATGGGAGCACCAAGGAGCGTCCCACGGTGGAGACCACACTAAACGCAATATCCCAATTCAAAAAGATGATGGCGGAAGCCAAGGCATCCACCTTCCTACGAGGCAATAGAGCCATGGCGAGTCTGTCGTGGCTTGTCAAGACCGACAACTTCGCTAAGGTCGTGGAGGGCTGCTATCGAGACAACCCTGCCTCCAAGCCGTCATCTCCTCCTCCTGCATCCCAGAACTACTCAAACCACATGTGGGATGAAGTCAAGAAGGAGCAGGCGCAGGCCGAAGATAGCGAGGAGATGAAGGCGTACAAGGCTTCTGTACTCAAGAGGGTACGAAGATGAGGAGAACATCAAAACCCAAACAGCAATGAGTAACGAGCAACCACGGCCAAAAGAGAGTGCGCTCCCACTCGCTTCGGAGTTTGTCAAGAAGATCAAGGAGGAGCGGACAGAAGGCCTACCACCACGAATGGTCTATAGTGTGTACCGGGATATTAAACTTGATGATGCGCTTGACTATATCACAGAGCTTGGCAAGCTGAGGGAGGAGCGATTTTCTCTTGACAATGATACGCTGGCTCTTGGATATGCAAAAGCAGTGTCTTGGCTACTCGCCCTGCCACATCCAGAGATAGACGACCCGATGAAGGGGTTGATCGTGACTGGTGAGACGGGTACAGGTAAGACGCTTCTTGTGACTCTACTGCGAGACCTCAGCAAGATGCTCGGTTTACATCGGCCATTCTACGATGTAGAGAATAACCGACGCACTATGATGCCCTTCCTCTGGAATGGTGAGACGCACGCCCTTTGGCACATGGCGGATCTTATGGACAGCACAGATGGAAGGTACACCGCCCTGGACTATCGAGTTCTGCATATAGGCGACCTCGGAAGTGAGCCTGCTACTTTCCAGCGCTATGGAAACAAGGCGAGTCTGGCGGACCTCATCAACCAGCGATCCGACTATGGGTATCGAGACGCACCGATCGTCGCTACCACAAACCTCCCATGGTCTGAACTTCAACGCTACGGAGACCGTGCGGTATCTCGCCTTCGTGGTGACTGCATCGAGGTGCGGCTCGTAGGAGTGCCAGACCACAGAATGAACAGAACGAAAACGAGTATTTAACAAACCTATGGACAACGAAATCAAAATTAAGGGAACAGTAGCAGTCCTCTGCCCACTCATACAGGGGAGAAGTAAGTCAACGGGTGCTCTCTGGCAGTCGCAGGTATTTGTACTTGACACAGGCGGACGCTTCTCAAGCAAAGTGCCGATCAAGCTATTCGGTGAGACTATCGAGAAGTTCCCACTGCGATTAGGGCAAGAGGTGACCGCCTATATCGATCTCGACGGACGCGAGTATAACGGTACTTGGTATCCAGAGGTCAAGGCGTGGAAGATCGAGTACTCCACAGGTGCTGCGCAGGCCTAACTCGTGTAAGATTATGGATAATCCAACTCAAAAGAAGTCTCTCCTTATTGGAGTAGATCCCGATACGGAGGCTTCTGGGTGGGCTGTCGTCAATCTCAACGATCGGACTATTCACCTCGATACTATGCCATTCCTTAGTGTCTTAGATCAGCTCAACTTCTTTGAAACCTTATGCAGCTTACACGAACATCGAGGCGAGAAGGAGTGCGCCTACCGCTTTGTCCTCGAGGACATCTGGAGTACCGCACACAACTGGCATGCATCACCAAAAGATAACCACAGAGTTGTAGCCAAGAAAGGCTACCACCTTGGGCGGTGCGCTATGGTTGGCGAGCTTCTCCGAGATGCGATACAGGCAAAAGGGTTCCCGATCATCTGCCAAAAGCCGCTGCTCAAGCACTGGAGAGGACAAGATGGAAAGATCACACACTCTGAAATACTCGGAGTATGCAGGTATCACAATCTGACGCTCCCGAAGAGTAAGCTCGCTCGCACCAACCAAGAGGAGCGAGATGCACTACTCCTCGCTATCCACCACCTCGCAACACCTACCAAACTATTCGACAAATGACAATCACACTACTGCTCTTACTCTCTGCAGGCCTGCTCGTGATGGCCTACCTCCTATGGACGCTACACTCACGCCTGCGCCTTCTTGAGCGTATGGACGCTACCCGAAAGAGAGACGCACGTGACCTCTCCAAGATGCAGGGCGAGGTAGAACACTACTTCTCCTTCGTCAGCGAACAGCAACACAAGCTCCTTGAGATGCTGGGCAAGGTCAATGACTTTACGCTCAAGCTCGCAGAGAAGGTGCTGACCAAAGGTGAGTACCAAGCTCCAACGGCTAAGCCCGCCACGTTGGAGCGTGTGCCACGCCCCTGGCGCACTAAGCCCGTGATGAGTAAGAGAGAAGAAGCGAAAGAATGAAAGTACTATCACTCTTTGACGGAATGAGCTGCGGTCAGATATCCCTGCGAGAGCTGGGCGTGCCTATTGAACGATACTACGCCAGCGAGATAGACAAGCACGCTATCCAGCAGACGCAGCTCAACTTTCCCGAGACTATCCAGCTCGGAGACGTAGAGAAGTGGCGAGAGTGGAACATTGAGTGGGAGGAGATAGACCTCCTCCTCGCTGGCTCGCCTTGCCAAGGCTTCTCACTCGCTGGTAAAATGCTTGGACACGATGACCCACGAAGCAGGCTGTATTGGGTGTTCCTTGACATCCTGCACCACGTGCAAAAGCTCAACCACAACGTAAAGTACCTCCTTGAGAATGTGCGGATGCGCCCAGCAGACGAGGCGAGGATAAACGAAAGCCTCGGCATTAGACCCGTTGTGATTAACTCCGCCCTTGTCTCCGCTCAGAATAGAGTGCGCTTATACTGGAGCGATATTCGGACGAAGAGCGAGGGGATATGGGGCGAGTTGCTCACGGACATTCCCCAGCCTGCCGACCGAGGCATCTACATCGGAGACATCCTCGACGATGAAGTGGACGAGAAATACTATATGCGCAATTTCTCTCTCAACGAGGAGGCTCTTGAAAGCATAGCCACTTCGCAGGAAGGGAAGGCATCAGACGTAGTCAAGCTCGACAAGAGGCTAAAGCCAAAGGCTCAGCAAGACAAGGCTTCCTGTCTAACAGCTGGAGGGCATAGCGGAGGCAACCACTCCGATATGGACATCTTGTATATAGGGATCTACCAACGAGGGCGTGGCTATTTGAAGTCGAGAGTTATCCCCGACAAATCGCCAACATTGACCTCCAATAGTTGGAGCTTTAATAATATGGCATGTGCCATGCGTGGGCGAGGGGACAATAACGAGCAACAGATCGAACTTCGGAAGGATAACAAGAGCAACAGCCTGACGAGCGTCACGAAGGACAATCTGCTAATTACTCCTGGTACTTGGCGCACGCACAAGGATGGGCAGGGCTTCCGCCCTACAGCAGGAGGCAAAGCCACGTGCATCCCCGCAAGAGCGAGGAACGACGGCAGCGGACAGCCCGTGGCTAAAATAGGCTGTATGCTCCGTAGACTAACTCCCACCGAATGCGCTCGCCTGCAAACCATCCCCGACTGGTACAAGTGGGGATGTTCAGACACTCAAATCTACAAGATGCTCGGAAACGGGTGGACGGTCGAGGTAATCAAACACATCTTATCACACATCATCAAATAGCAACGACTATGACATACAAACTTTACAACGCAGATACGCTCAACCGCTACGCCAAGGACTGCCACCAGCGGGCAGTGGCTAAAGGTTTTTGGGACGTGCCACACTCCGTCGGGCATTATCTGATGCTGGTCGTCTCGGAGCTTTCCGAGGCAGTGGAAGCTGACCGCATCGGTAAGTGGGCGAAGCCGACCACGACACGATAGACACACTCCAGCGTATAGCTGGTGCGCCCTATGCTCAAGAGTTCCTCCGTGAGGTCAAGGATAGAGTGGAGGACGAGATCGCCGACGCAGTGATACGCATGCTCGACCTGCTGGGGTGGATGACAAAAGATCGTGCGCTGTCGGAGAAGGAGGTAGAGATCGACTTAGGCGTATCTGCATTCTACATCGCTGGGGAAATGACGCTTGCTGATGCGCTGTGGCCTATCCTTCAGGAGGCGTGCTGCCATTGCGACATGTACGCTCATCGCACCGCCATTCTCTACTCCATTAAGTCGCTGGAGTTGCTCTGCAACCGCCTCGGCATCGACCTTATGACTCACATCGAGCTGAAGCTAAAGTACAACGACACACGCCCTGCTCTGCACGGGAAGAAATACTAAGAGATATGAAGATATTTATAATAAGCGCCTACCGCTTCATTTCAGAAAGATCCGTTGACGACTTTCACTTTTATCTTGTTTACGCTGACAGCCATGAAGAAGCTGTTCGTAAAACAGAAGTCTACCTAAGTATAATATCGCCATACCTCAGGATAGATTACCAATGGGGTGTCGATTTGGAAGTTGACAGCCTACCCCATATAGAGTACTTAGATGGGCGCAACGACTCCAAATGCTACTACGCACAAAATAAGGTAGATGGTGAGTTTGTCGGGAGAGGCTGGATGATAGTAGCTGATACATACTCCCAAGCCAAAAGATGGGCAGACGAATGTGAGCTCGAAGGCGAGATTATCATCTCCGCCCTACCTAAGATCCACGACATAATCCGATAGATCTATGACACTCAAAGACCTCAAGAAGCACGGGAAGAAGTACTAATATGAGAAAGCTATTCACATTCCTCCTCTCCGTGGTAGTCGTGGTTTCAGTCTCCTGCAATCATCCAGACTACTATACGGGAGTGGTCATAAGAAAGAACCACAGGCTTATAAGTAGAGGGCGTCACGTGTATGGCGTCGTACTTATGTGTAAAGATGGCAAGCACTTCGTCCCAGTGGATGAAACGACCTACCATAAGTATAACATAGGCGAGGTAGCCACCCTCGAAAATATAACACCATACTAACTCGACGAACAATGACAACGGACAACATTATCGACCTGCTCATCATCGCCTGCGGTGGGCTACTCGTGTGGTCAATAGCCGTGACGCTAACGCTGTGGAACGAGCGAAAGGAGCGAGAGCCGAAGGCAACCACCACAGAAGCGGAGAGCGTCACGCCAACCGAGATACCCGAGAACGACAAGGACTGGGGCGTACGTACTGACTATGTAGATCGAATGCGCACAGAGATAGTCAAGAGTTTGGACGGTAGTCCCTTCTGCTACGTGCGCATCGAGGATAGTGGCAAGGGTGAGGCTCTAACCCACGGAGAGGCGCACGCACTACTCTTACCCTTCTTGCAGAAAGGCTACTACGCCTACCGAGAGCTAACAGGATGGACAGGGGACAAGGTCACCCGCTTCCGAGTGGCGAAGCACCGAGACGCTGAGCCTACCGCCCTCGAGATCACCGAGGAGCTACTAACTAAGAATATACAGCTATGACTATGACGATCGGAGCATTCACCACCCTCTTAGTGGTCTACGTTGTCTCAGTCGTGTTGTGCGCGTTCTTCTATTTCCGCTGTGTGGATTTAGAGTGCAAGGTGGACGTAGTCCAAGAGTCAAAGGACGCTCTGCGGGAGAGTATGAGAAATACCAACCGCGACCTACAACAGCAACTCGAGCGGGCGAAGAAGGAGAAGCGCGAACAGCGAAAGAAGCTCACGGCCGAGATACACGCCCTCCGCACCCAGCTACACCAGCTCCGAATGAAGCAACAGAAGCAAGATAACTAAATACACACAGCTATGACACAAGAACAAAAAGAACGGCTGAGAGCGTGGCGTGACAACCTGCTTATCACCTATCGTATTGACTACTTCCGAGGCAATGCCATTCGGAGAATAGTGGAATATGCACAATACAGAAGTCGAGGGAATGCTGGGGCGATATGGGTAGCTTGCCGTGAAGCTAAAAACCTCGGCTTTGAGCCCGATCCGAAGGACTACACCGAGCTACTCAGAGAGCTACGGGAGATAGCGAAGGAAGTGCCACTAAGCGACGCCGCACAGAGCGTCATTACCTACGTCTTCGGTGGTGAATGGAATGAGGCGGAAGAAGCCGTCGACAAACTGAGGAGCGAACGCAACGAACAGAACTAACCACGAGTGCGCCCTGCTTGGGTCAAGCCTCCCCTGCTATACACCTCCTTGGGGAGATCAGTGCGGGGCGCACTCTACAAAACGCAAGAGATATGGACGCAATATCAATAGTAGCAATGCTCGTGATAGCCTTCCTCGTAGGCCATACCATAGGAGAAACAAGCAACAAGAAGAGGAAGCCAGCGGACGAAGCCCCCGACATAGAGCAAAATGACCGAAAGTGGGAGGTCAATGAGGAGCGCCTCAATAAGCTCAGAGCCGAGATCACTCAAGCACTCAAAGAGAAGGGAGAGTACAGGTTTGACAGTAAAACAGACAAGGGATATGAGGGTCTCTGCCTCAACGATGGAGAGCTCTACGAGCTACTGAAGCCTTTTCTCCGAAAGGGCTATTTCGTCGAAAGACACATCTACAGGTTCATACACCTAAATGACTATTTCGAGGTATCAAAGCACAGAGGCAGTTACAGCGAAATATGGGGCGTCACCGAGGCAGATCTGGAGCATGTACTATAACGCTAAACAACACAACGAACTATGACACGAGAAGAACTGAAATCGATGGAGCGCTTCGCAGCCATCTCGAACTCAAGACTGGAAGAGGTCACGGACAAATACGAATATGTAAAACAGGCTTTACAAACATTTGAGCAATAAAGCTATGACACGAGAAGAAGTAAAAGCCCAGCTGGCGAAATGCCCGCTGGAGTGGAGCTGCACAGACCCGTTTGATAGGGATGGGGAGAAGGTGGTAGACCACTACGCTGAACTTATGGAGGTATCGGCAGAC